TTGAATGGCTGAATCATTCTCCTTCGTTATATTCTTTGATTTTACTAATGACATAATCTAAATCATTATCAATAAGTAAATCTTCAAACAGTCCCATTGGGGATTTAGCTGTGCAGGTTCCATCAGAATTAGTTAAGAACTTATATTGAACTGAGTCAGAATCATCCTTCACTACCTTAGTAAACAGTACATAGGTAAATAATCCTTCAAGTGTAATAACACTATCCAACATTTTTCCTTGTGTCTTAATCTTATAATAGGGATTGAGATTGTCACCAGTATTCTCACTATGAGTAGAAACTACAATAAACAGATCGTCTCGCATATCCATACCAGTCTTTAAAGCCTCATATGCATGCTTAGCCATATCAGTAAATTTACCATAGCCTTTTTCATCTACTCTAGCCATAGCCTCAAATGCTTGCAGATACTGAAAATCATCAATAATCAATACCTTTACATTGGGCATCTTCACATTTACTATCTTCATCATCTGCTTAATAGCTTCAATATTAGAAGAAGTATAGAAGTTACCAGTCATCTCCTTTGTTTCCTTATTGACTTTGAAATCGGGATACTTCTTTTTAGCACCCTTAATTCCTGGTCTTTTACCTGTGGTAGATATAATAAATGTTTCTTCTGGATTCAAATTTCTAATAGATGTGGTCTTTCCTGAACCACTTTCACCAACAATTGCTATCATTTCAGCCATTTACATCGTGAAATTAATGTTAACTACGTTTTCATCTATCCTTTCATTTTGGGTTATTTCATCTTGTAACATATAACTAACATCCATATAAGGATCATAACAGGTAATTTGATCTCCTTTAGGTAACTCTTTAAATAGGCCTGCTTTACCATAGAAAGTAGAACCAATCTGAATTTCAGACTCACCATATCTAGATTTAAGAACAGAAATACTTCTAAACTTATCTTCTAGTTGGCTTATATCATACTTCTTATATTTATTGAGTTGTTCCCTATGTGGAGATAGAATTCCTAATATAACTTCAGCATCCTGACTTGGATTACCACTGTCTTTAATATCACTAAGCTTAAGATCAATCATATCTAGCTTTCTTCTATCAGTAGAAGTACTATCTCTATTTATCTGCATCAGAACAAGTGGACTAATGCCACATATATTTCTAAATGTTAAGAGATATTTACTACATAAATCAATTTCATTCTTAAGTGTAGAACCTTGACCTGGACGCACCAGACCAATATGATCCATAACAACAAGAATAATCTTATTAGGATTCTTAGGCTTAAATAGGATTCGTTTATCAGTATTTATAAATTCACCTTCTTTTTCTAGTTCAGCATGAAGATTAGCATAAAGAACTTGAGCATTTAAAGCTCTATCATAGACAGTAATCTTCTGTTCTATCTTAGTAAGCCAAGGTTGACATTCTAAGACAATACGATAAAGATCATCATCCAAGATATAGTTCTTCTTTCTGGACATTAACTCTTTAGGAGATACTTCAATATGATACTCGTCCCATATATGCATACATAGGAGTTTTAAGAATAACATATTAGCAGACATCTCCAATGAATAATAGATTACTCTAAAATCATCATCATCTAAATGCTGAATAAGTGGTTTATAAATAAAAGAATAAAGAGCAAAAGTGGTCTTACCAGAACCAGTACCTCCAAATAATAAGTAATAGGTTTCTCTAGTAAGTCCATCTATTATACTCTCTAGTTTTGGCATACCTATAGATATACCCTGGTTATTACCTTCACGTCCTCTTCGTATAAGCTCTAATAACGATTCAGTAATCATATAGAGCGCATAGAGTTATAGTTGATATCCGAAAGTTCTCCGTTTTTGAGAGCCTCTATTTCTTCCCACTTCCTATCTATAAGGAATGTAGCAAGAGAGAAGTTTATAAATGTAGTATTATTCTGTGCCCAATCTAATAGTTCAAGAATGTGCTTATGAGTTTCTTGATTCCAATGTATTTGTTTACCATAATAGCGAAAAGCATCTTCTAAAGTATCAAACTTCTTAGATACTCCTCTTATAGAAACAGTAGCTCCTTGAATTGTAGCAAACATTGGATAAGCCTCGTAAAGCTCTTGTCCCATATCAAAGGCACTTCTATACAATGCATTCTCAAAGTTCTTACTAAAAGGAATAACTGCAGGATCAAATCTTTCTCCTTTAGCTGGAATCTTATAAGACTTTAGAATTACTCCTTTATTCTGTAAAGATTCTAGATTGTCTCTAAAGTTGGACTTATTATCACTTATCTGTAAGAACTTAAATAGATAGTTTTCTGGATAACCTTCCTTTGTAATAAAGATTAATCTAACTATAAAAAGCTCGTCAGGAGTAAGCTGATACTTTTCGAGTATAGCTATCTCCTCATCAATATTAAGGTTGTATTTATTCAAAACAGTTAGGGATTAAAATTATTTCAGTCTAATCTCTCACTGTAAAAAAGGATTACTCTTCCGAGTCGGGATTCTTTACATACGGTGTCATAAAGAGCTTTGATAGCTCATTATATCTAGCTAATAACTTCTCCATATCATACATTTTGTCATATAAGCTTGTGAACGTTTTGTTTTGATACGTAGATACTATTTGCTCCAATATGAGCAACTCAACCATTTCTGAACCCTTCATAATTCTTAAGAAAAGTTATTAAATTATTCAAAATCTAAAGACAAATTTTGCTGCAGGTTTGACATATTCTCCAGGATCTTCTCCTCTTAATACTTTCTCCAATCCGGCTTCATCGATGACTTTATAATTCCCATCGGGATGGGCAGTCGAGAACCACTTTGTTTCAACAGTATTGTTAAGGATAAGATTAAATATTTCTGCTTGTTTACCTGGCTCATATCGAATTACTCTTCCTACTCGCTGGACAGCTTTTAATTTAGCAGAATCTAGTCCAAGTATTATGGCAACTGAAAGTCCTTTTACATCGAGACCTTCATTTATTTTCTCACAAGAATTTAGTACTCCTGTTGGACTGTTATTAAAATCATCCAATATAGAAGCACCTCTCTTTTTAGATACTTTACCTGTATATACTTGTCCATATCCTATCTGTTCCGCTACTGCTACCTTCTTAGAAAAAGTTACAATTTTCTTATCTAAACGAGCTTCTATTATCTTTCTAGCTAGCTCTACTTTCTTTGGGTGCTCTGTAATGAATTTCTTTCTAGATTGCATCAATCGCATAAATCCCATAGCATGTATAGTGATATTAGTAAGAACTTGTTTACGAACAGCAGCAGAAGCATCAGGAGGACATATCCTATCTCTGTAGGCTTGTCTATTTTTCCAACCAGCTGGACCAGTCATACTATGTATAAGGTCCCAATCAAAATTGAAAAACTCATAATGCTCTGTAAACTCCTTGTTCATTCTGTTCCATTCCTCTATATCTTCTACATCTATAAGTACTTCATACTCTATATATGGTGCTACCCATCCATTAGTAAGGGCATCTTCCAAAGTGATAGTATCAATGACTGGACAATACTTAGCGATAAGGGTTTCCTTACCATCTAATCTCTCAAATGTAGCAGTTAGTCCAAGTATATACTTATAACCAACATTCTTAAATATGAGAGAGAATACATCAGAAGCATATCTATGAATTTCATCTAGTATTATCATATGGTACTGCCGCTTCTCCTTTACAGCAGTGTTAATTACCATTACATTGCAATTAAGTCCAAGTCCTCTTTCATCTAGTTGTTTTTTCCATTGCTTTTGTAATGTATCAGTTGGAACAACAACTAATATCCTAAAATTAGGATAATGTTTAATTATAATCTCGGCACAATTAAGTCCTACTCTAGTCTTCGATTTTGTTATCACTAAGCTTTTTATCTTAGTTTCTTATAGTTACCTATAAGTCCCGCGTACATTTTCTTCCACTTATTTCAGTTGGGAAGTCGGACACTCTTGGAGGAATTATATTTATTCATCCTCTACGCTGTACGATGATTCAGAGCCTTGCGTAATCTCTGAATTTATCTCGGTATTTTCCATTTCTGAATTTCCACCGATATTGCCCGATCGTAATTCATAAGATTCCTCTATATGAACGGCGGCAGATACAACAGAAAAATATTCATCTGAATAGAAGAATTTATTTCTTGTTTGTCCACCAAAGCCTGTAGCTCCTACTATTGTTCCAACACATTTATTCTTAATCCATGTTTTTTTACATTCTTCTTGTCTAGTTGTCCTATCAACCGCTTTAAACAATTCCAATTGCTCTACCATTCTCAACTATCCCGCATATTAGATAGGTAAGAGTTTCGAGCGAAGTGAGGAAGGTGTATGGCACCTTCCCCACCCATATAGAGATTCTACTGAACATTCATACCTTTAAGTTCAGCAACTTTCAGTATTTGACTCTTTCTTTCCTCCCACTGCTTAATGTGCTTCTCTACCTCTTCCTCGAAGAAGAACAGAACACGATCACGCAGAGTAGTCAGTTGGTCTGTAGTCAAATCAGAATACTTGCGACTCTTACTTTTAAGATTTAACATAGCACGAAGCTCTGTATATGTAAGACCTTTAGGATTAATATAAAGGCTTACTACGGGCTTCAATCCATGACGCTCACGGATTACATCTAATCTATCTCTTGTCTTACCATTCTCGTCCTTCTCAGTTAGATCCTTCATTTCTGCAGGAGTAAACCAAAGTCCAAGCTTGGTAATAAAGTTAAGAGAGAGATGTTTCTTGTTGAAATCTCCTAAAGTTCCAAGACAAGCATCCTGTGCAAGAGCAATAGTTACATCACGGAACTCAGTCGGAACTCCATTAGTAATCTGCTCAATGGGATATTGGTCGAGTTTATCTTTCTCGAATGTTTCACGGTTATTAGTCAGAATGGTTCTAATATCTTGCTGATAAAGATAACGAGGATATTCCTTTCTAGGAGACGGTGTATCCTTCTTATATTTGTTCTCCAACCATCTTATATAAAGCTCAGCATTACACTTGTCACGCTGATCCTTGATGATTTTGAGAAGAGGATATCGTCCTGGATTATCCTTATCCTTACTATAAAGCATTGAGTTACAATGTGCAAGGAACTGCTTTAGTTGTTCTTCTGTAGCGTCCTTTAACAGGATTTCCTCCTGCACCATTTTACCATTAACTTCCTTCTTTGGACCTTTCCAAACGAAAGTATTGATATCATTACTCTTTGCTTCCTGTGCTGCTGCGATTTTATCACCTAATATTCCCATTAAATAATTGTTTTACTTTGTAAATTTTCTAAAATGATCTGGTTACATAATAAATTCTTCTTTAATTTCAACTGGTTTAGCTATGAATTTCATGAACTGAGACATGGTATAACGATAAAATTGCATTTGTTTACCATCAAACCATTGAGAGTTACCTGCTATATGATCTTCATAAGTAAGAAAACCTTCTTCTCCAATATTAATGACTCTATGATCCCAATTAGGGCATCTAGTTACCATTTTATACTTAGTATCCCATTTAGATTGCTCTAAATTTTCAAATACATAAGTAACATAACCAAGACCTTCATCGACCTTGGCTCTTAACTTGGAAAAGATGGTTGTCATTACAAATAAAGTTTACAACCATACTTAGCGAAGTCACATTTACAAATCTCAATTCCTTCAAAACAGGGAAACCTTTTACATTCACTACAAGTCCTATCTAGGTGCTTGTACTTTACGCCGGATGAATCTTTATCAAGTCTGATATGTTTCATTTAACGAAGATGATTGCAAGTATCGCAGCACCTATCGTTCCAAACATACCATACTTATAAAGAGACTTCTTCTTAGTTTCCTTATAGAGATTCTCCTTTAGAGAGGACAGCCTACCAATATAGTAAGATTTTTGGTCTTCTAAAAGTTTTTGATTCAGAGAATCATTTTCCTCGTAATTACTGACAAGTAACTTGTATTGCTGAGTTTGACTTTCTAATAGGTCAACCTTTTTCAACAGCATCTGATGTTCAGCAAATATCAAGTTAGTATGTTTCAGCTGGGACGAAGTTAATAGTATCAATGAATCGTTTACTATCGTTGGATAGGTAGTTTGAGAAGAACACACAGTCGGAATCAACAGACTGAACAACGATACGGTCGCGAACTTGTATATACTTTTCATAAACATGTTCTATTTCTACCTCAGTAGTGTCTATTATAACTTTTATACTGTCATTAGCTCTCTTAATTGAATCTACCTTATTACCGAGTAGCTCCATTTCTCTAAGTATCTTAGCCTCAGGGGTTTCAA